ATACTTAAGGTTAACCTAATACTACGTTCTTCCTCGTTATGTGCAACCTCTGGAGGTTGCGTATAAGGTTGCGTATGGCTGCCTATTATTTGAGCAGTAGGTGCAACTTCTAGGGTTGCACCTGATGCTGTCTTTTGTTTATGCTTTGCTATCTCTTTCTTCATCTTGGCGACTGTGATGGTATCTCTATTGTTAGGCATTTGATATTCCTTTGCTGGTGGATTCATGGGTTTGACGACACCTTTAATCATGTCGTTGATTCGCTTCAACCCTTCGATGTCGATGGTATTGTCTAGCTCTTTCTGTTGTTGTCTTTTCATCTCTGGTGGCCTGGTGTCTTCAATGGAGCTGGTTACTGCGATGGCTGTCTCTGCGTCAATAGTTGGGTCGAAGATAACTCGCACTGTGTCAGGTTTTACGCCTTTGAATGCCTTGGATACTGTCTCGATGTAGCCTAGAGCTCTCAGCTTGACCAGCTGCTTACTGATGGCTTGGCGACTGGTTCCTGTGTCCTTGGCTAGCCTGGCTTGGCTTACCCAGGTGATGCCAGCTCTGTTGACGTAACTGCAGACCAGTGCCAATGTCCTGAACATGCCATCGGTGATGCGCTTGTCTGTGATGGCTCTGATGGGCATAACAGTCATCCTGCGCTGGTCTGGCAGTGCTTCCTTCTCCTTTACCTTGGGCTTTTTGGGTAGCTTGAAGTCCACCACGTTGGACGGTAGTGCATTCATGAGTTCTTATCGCGCAACTTATCATTAACTGCTGCGATGATTGCCCTACCCTGTTTAGATATTGGGCCAGCACCACCATTTAATGCAAAGTGATAGCGCAACACATCGTCTGCCAATATTTCCTCGTCGGTTAGCCCAACCCATTCCTTGTATAGCCTCATCCTGCTTATCGGGTAGCCGTTCGATCCATCGCCTACCGTGTTCATGTGTTCTTCTCCTTCAACTTGGTTTCAATGGCTCTGGCTAACGCATACACTGCAAAACTGTCTTGCGGTCTTAGTGTTTGGTAATGACCAGTTGTTTCATAGCTTTGTTGAATCTCATCATCAGTCAACTTAACCCATTCACGCTGTGGTGGTGCGGCATACAGAGGAACTCTTCCCTCTCCCTCATGTTTGTAAATCGTTCCGCAGCCAGCCGTATCAAAATGCTGTCGCACCTCGTCAATCTTTACCCAACCTTCTACAGCATTCCAATACTCAAAAGGCTCCGATTCAGGCTGCGCTAGTCTGGCGCGTAGTGCTTCCATTACTTCATCTATTTCTGCCGGAAGCGGTATTCCTGTTGGCGGTAAGCTGCATTGGTTTATATCCTCCAGCATAGCCAAAGCCTGCTGTAATAGTTCGCGGTCAGTCATGCTTCCCCCTTGCCGCATCAAACATAGCCTCAAACTGCAGCGCGACAAACACGGCATCGTCATCATTTAACTCATCAAGTTTGATTTCTCTGCCTGAACTTGTTTGAACAAAATCAGACCCTTTGGGCAGGTGGTTATTCCTAAACCACGTTACAAATGCTCTAGCTTCCACTGGTGTCATCCTTGCCCCCTTATGCGCAGCTTTTTAAAAACCCATCGAAATAGATAAGCTATTGTTATTGGATCAGCAGGTAACATTACTGCCCCCTTGCGCGGATGGCCTCGGCAGCTTCCAGATAAGTCTTTGCGTTAAAAGCAATAACAGCACACGCCTCGCGTTCTTCTGCTGCGACTAACTCCCCAAATTTCCACAATGGATCATAGCCACTAGAATCATTTGCATAATCCCAGCCAGCTTCCCGCGCCAATTCAATCAATTTTTCTCTAGTCATCTCTAACCTCACAGAAACGACTTGATGCGCTTGATTTCCCAATTGGTTATGTCATGCACCAGCAAGATAAAGTCTGGTGTTATAGGCAACTTGCCTGCTCTGATCTTGGATATTGTCGGTGGCCGGCTGCCTAGAAACTTAACCAGGGCAGCATCGTTTTTAAGATCAAACCCAACTTTAATTGCATCTAGTAATTTATGACTTTTCATTTTTTGTATCTCCGTATCATCTCGGCTCGCAGCTGTAATCTAGCCTCTGCGCCTCGCTTCTCTTCCACCATATTCAGGTAGTCACGCTTGGTTACTCGTGGCTTCCTGGCCTTATCTGGCAGCAGCAATGCGTATCTAATCTCACATTCACGCTGCCAAGATCCACTGTGAGTGCAAAGCTCTTTCCCATCGACAACAACAACTCTAGGCTCCCAATGCACTCGGTTGCACTGCTCACAAAACCGATTAGCCAAGGTATCTCCGGTGGTATCGCCTGGTCGCCTTAACTGCAGCCACCACGCCAAGACCAGCCATGCGCCACATTCTGAATGACCTCCAAGCACGCATCATTTGACCCTCCGCATCTTCTTTTCCTTGGCTTCTTGCTCCTGCTGCTTCCTGATGCGCTTGAACTTCTCAGCAAGATCTAAGGCGCTACCAGCTGCCTGGTATTTCCAGTTCGGGTTCCACACTGATGGTGTTGTGTCCTTGTCCTTGCGTTTAACCAATGTCGGCTCACTTGCTAACGATAGTTTGGGTTGTTGCATCCTTATTCCTCCTTTTTAAACATCCATGACAAAGCCATCTCCTGTTTTTCTTGTTATTAAATACATGCCAATCACCACCAGTTATTGGATTATGTTGCTGGCAATTAGTACAAAACCTAGTGCTCGCATCAATACTTACTTCATCTGCCAAATCGCTACTCCCTTCCCGCCATGCGCTGATGCCTGAATACGTTTAATGATTACCTGGTGCTTTTCCATCTTCTTTAAAATACTGTACGCAGATGAATAGTCTGCCTGCCAACCCTGCAACTGCAGCTCATCAAACAGCTGGCCGGTACTGAGCTCACCAAAATCTGTGAGTATTTCAATGATGGCTTCCCTGATGTCGGTGCCTACAGTGCGTTTAGCCTGGTACTGACCAATCCCCATCTTGACTATCTGTCGCCCCTCCGCATCAGGCAAAATATACTTCTCACCCATGAGCTGACGCAGCAGCCAGTCAGTCACTTCAACGCATCCCTCATTAGCGGCAGGAAATCGTGTAGCTTCAAAACTACCCGCCAAGGCTGGCCATTGCGCCTGTATGCCACCACTCCCACCTCGCCTGGCTGTGTGCAGGCTTCTACTTGCTCGCTCCATTTGTCCACCTCGATTCGTTCTTTGCGTTTAACTTCAATCCTGAATTGCGCAATGGTGATGTCATCCTCACCGTCACGCGCTTGACCCAGGTTGCGCTTAACCACAAACCCCAGCTGATCTTGTAGCAGGGCAGCAAGCTCGCGCTCACCAGCTGCACCCTTGTTTCGAGCTCCTCGGCCATTCATGCAGCACCATTAAGCAACTGCTTTAGCCTGGCATTGGTGCTTGAATAGCGCCTGCCATAAGCCTCAACAATGAGCTCCTCAATCAGTGAAACCCTGGTGCGCCTTTGCTCCTTGCTGGCCATATCTAACAGCTCGCGGATCTCCGGGCGCATCTTCATCATAAATGTCTGTTGCTTATTTTGCATTTACACCTCTCGTTGAATATTGCTGAACGATATATTCAAACCTCATAGCTAGTCAACTAATAAAAGTGCTTGACGTATTGATCGCAGCAATATAATCTCTGCTTCACGGTCAATAAAGATCGCCACGCCACCGAGAAACAGGAGCGCAAAATGTCTAAATATGTAGCTTATTTCCGCGTATCAACAGATCGCCAGGGCGCATCTGGCCTTGGCTTAGAAGCCCAGCAAGCAGCCGTTATTCAGTACGCCGACGGCATCATCCACTCATTTACCGAGATCGAATCAGGCAAGCACGACGACAGGCCACAGCTGCAGGCTGCTATCGCTATGTGCAAAGCCACAGGCGCTGCTTTATTGATCGCCAAGATCGACCGCTTATCACGCCAGGCTGCTTTCCTGCTCACACTGCGCGACTCTGGTGTTCAGATCGTTGCAGCTGACATGCCTCACGCCGGCACTCTTGAGTTCGGTATCCGTGCAGTAGTTGCACAGCATGAGCGCGAAGAGATTAGCCGTCGCACCAAGGCAGCACTGCAGGCAGCCAAAGCTCGCGGCATCAAACTAGGTAGCCCAAACCCATCAGCTGGTTCAGTTGCCGGCATCGCCAGCATCCAGGCAAGCGCAGATCAGTTTGCACAGCGCGTTAAACCCATCATTGACGACATCATTGCCAAGACTGGCTCAACCAGCCTGCGCTCAATTGCAGCTGCGCTGACAGCTCGCGGCGTGCAGACATCCCGCGGTGGCCGCACCTGGGGTGCCAGCCAGGTAGCTAACTTAATCTCAAGGAGTGCAGCATGAATGACGACTTTTTAACAGGCTTCATGGTGGCTATGGCCATCATGGTTTTGGTTTTGGTTTGGG